TTCGATGTGCTTTACCAAAAAGACCAAATGATAAAGCATCCAACATAGTAGACTTACCAGAACCATTTTGACCGACCACAAGAGTAGTCTTATGTCGAGTCAAATCAATTTCTGTAAAGTTATTACCAGTCGAAAGAAAGTTTTTATAACGAATTTTCTGAAAGATAATCATACAATTTCCAAAGCCTGAGCCTGAGTCATCAGGTCTCTCATCATCACTTTAATACGATCTTTATCGAGATCAGTATCAACACCTTCAATATAGTCATCCATCAATTGTGGAGTGTCATCAACTTCTAGGCCTTCATCATTAACATTTGCTCCAATAAACTCATTAAAGTTTTCAGAGATCTTCAAATCATAGATGTCTTGATTCTGAATACGATCAATGAATCTATCGAAAGCAAATGTATCACCTTTATCCACAACCACAACTTTGACGAACTTCTTATTCAATACCGACGTATCATAGTTATTATAATCTATTTCTTTGTCGTTGTAAACAATTTTGTGAAACAAAGTGTAAGGATTTTGAATTTTATCTACTTCACGAGTTTCGGTATCGATAATATGGAAATACTTAGGATCATGAGCATCTGACCAAAAGAATTCCATTTGGCTACCAAGATACCAAATATTATCTTTACGAGATGAGACATGAAAGTGACCAGTAAGTACCAGTTCAAATCTTTCAAACAACTTATGGTTCATACCATGATTATTTTCTACGCCACGCATGAGTTCAAAGCCACCGAGTTCCAAGTGGCTACCAAGCCAATCAGCTTTACAATTAGCAATAAACTCCATAGACTTATCATAGTTATCTTGACAGATCCACGGCAACATAGCTATTTTCAAAGAACCGTATTCCATTACAGTTGGTTCCATGATAATATTGACTTCATTCATAAAGTGACCGAGTAGTTCTTTCAAACTATTCATGTCGTTGGTATTCTTAAAATACGTATCATGGTTACCTGGAATGATATCCATAGACATACCACGTTTACGCATTTCGTTTAAGAAGCACTTACGATTATGATTCAGCGCTTTAATATTTACTACTTTACGGTTATCGTAATAATCTCCAAGGTGTACAATCTGTGTAATACCTTGCTTCTCACATTCCGGAAAGAAAACATTCTTATAGAAGTCTTCAGCGTTATCTAAGAAAATTTGAGATGAGTTACGAATTCCGCAGTGAGTATCATTCAATACTGCGATCTTCATTCAAGAAACTCCGATAAATCAGAATCTGCTGTGATGGTACGTTTCTTACGTTTCTTTTCTACCTTAGCATATTCTTTTACTTCAGTGTCAACAAACTTGACTCGATCAATACGAGTTTTGAGTGTATCAACAAATGCTTCAGCTATCAGTCCAGAGGTATCATCTCCATGTTCGTTAACCATAAAGTCTTCAAACCCTGAGTTAGCGATATATTTCATTTTAATGTCTTGTTGCTTTTTCTCACGAGCAATACGGCGGAGGAAAGCATACCAGGTAATCTGAGTAAAGTACGCGAATGCGTTTGGCTTACCAGTACGAGTGGCTGCTTCGATGTCGTAGTTATTGATAGCCTTCAAACAGTTTTCGACTGCATCCATTACCATTTCTTCGCGATAGGTGTAGCGAATAAAATTGGATTTGTGAGACAAACCCTCGGCAATACGTAAGAAGCATTGCGCAACGTAATCTGGTACTTTTGGAATAGTCTTATTGTTTTCTCGAGCTTCATTAACTGTAGACACATAGTCGACTACTGCTTGCGAGAATTCAGCATTGTTCACATAGTGAATGCTTTGTCTTTTTGATTTTGCCATAATAGTCCTCTTCATCATGTAAGTATATTATATCAAATAGAGGCAGTATTGTATACTGTTTAATTTTGTTATCATACGAAAAAATAGTTGTGTACTTTTCGAAAAAAGATGATATAATAAATTAAGGTTTTTTAAAACGGGGTAGTATACTCACCCACCGTCTTTGGTACGATAATTCCATTCATCTGTATGACCAACTGACCATTTTGGTTCAGTTTCTACTCTGTAGTTTTGTGTACAAACTTTAAAGTCTGGTGTTTTTAACTTGTCCGGCGTCAAACTCGAGTCACGCCATATGACTCTATTATTAGGTTGAGCTGCGAATTGACCGTTATCTAATTGAATAACGTTAAAAGACTTATGTTCTGGATCGTGCTCAGAAAAATTAATATCTAAAACGCTTTTGTCTGGATGAGCGTTATCAATTGTAAAGAGATATTCGCCAGGATGCATTTTCTTATCTTTGCCAAAGAACTCGCATCGAGAGAGAAGTGGCTTTTCAACTACTGTCATGTGATAATCGAAGCAGTCCCAGAGTTGTAGTATGTCTAAAGGCAAGAGCTCGCCGTGATCTGTCTTCCATACAAAAGCTGATATCGGAAGCTTGTCATAGAGAGCGCCGTAATCAGTTAATAAAGTTTCAAAATATAGAGCTTTGTATTGAGTAGATTTAGCTGATATCCAAATACCAGGTGTAAATTCTCCATGACCTTTTTGATGATCGTATAAAAATTCTTTACGAACATGTACGTTTACTGGTGGTAATGGAGCTACTAGAAATGACATTAATGAAAAGTATCCTTTGGTCGTTTAAATTTTACTATGTTATCTCCGCGCGGATCTTTTTCTGGTTTTTCCATTTCTTCTTCCATCTCATCAAGTAATTTCATATACCTTTCAAAATCTTCGTCGCTTGATTCTTCTAGTTCTTCCATAGTTAATCCACCTTTAGAATATCTTTTCATTTTATTTAAGGTGCTGTGATAGTGTCTCATAATGTTTTCAGACGGAGTAGTCTCAACCACGATATGAGCTAGATTAAGAATTTGAAGTTTATCAGTATTTTCTGTAAAAGACATTAACGGACGAAAAGCAAAGTAACTATATCCTTCGTCTAAATTTTCAGCCTCTATGATTTTAAGAGCCTCTGACATAATAATTACGCCTTCATCTTCTTGAACATCTAAAATGTTCGCAATGAATTCTTCACCATTTGTCAGTTTGATATGTTTATAAGTCATAGCTCAATGTTATATGTTTTACAGTTAAATTGCTCTCTCTGATATATCTTAAGACGTTCATTTCCATGTAACCACGCAAAGTTCTTTTGATTATCAGTACTAATATTATCTATAACATCGTATAAGACAGTCGTCGACCCATTGTCGCTTTTACGAAGACCGCGACCAATGGACTGTAAAACACGTATCTGTGATTTGGACGGTGAGGCAAATACAATGTTGTGTAAGTTTCGTATATTGATGCCAGTACTAAAAGTTCCAAGGCTAGCAACGATAATAGCATTTTTCTGTTTCTCCACTATTCCACGGATGGCTTCTCTATCTGTTGTGGCTACATCACCTGATACAAAGAAAACTTTTCTGCCTTCAGCGGCTTTATCTTGTATCGATTGAAAGAGAGGTTTACCATGTTTTTCTACATAATTAAAAAGTACAAGCGTATTTCCTTTGAGATCTAAAGATAAGTTAGTGATAAACTTATTACGCTTTTCGTTTGTTACAATTTCTTCAATCTCTTCCTGGTATGTTTTCTTACCAAAAGCTTTTCTATATTCTGCAGGATAATTTAATACTAGTCTATTTATTTCTAGAGGAGCTAGTGTATCGTTATCCTGTAATTTTTTCGTTGTCGTTACTTTATATATCTTACCAAATAAGCCCTGTAGAACTAGCTCATGAGTTTGTGTTCCATCTAGTGTTCCGGTAGTTCCATATCTGTAGACAGCTTCAGTAGCTTTATTCATGATATTCATGAGAGACTTTGATTTAAATCCGTGACACTCGTCTCCAATAATCATACCAAATTGTTCGAACCATTGCTTCGGTAATTTATAGATTGACTGCCACGTCGAAACAATAATCGGAGAATTAGTATCTTTATCTTTACCGGAATAGATCTTATGAGCCAATCCTTTTGGCATATTATATTCTTCAAAGTCATTTGTCATCTGCTCAACAAGAGAAGTTGTTGGTAC